CGCTTTGCTCGCAAACTCGCCACTTGAACCAAATTAACGGGACAGGGTCTGTTAAAATGCCAAATTACCTGGCATCATGGCAACCATTGAAACGGAGAGATGCCGGAGCGGCTGAACGGACCGGTCTCGAAAACCGGAGTAGAGGCAACTCTACCGGGGGTTCAAATCCCCCTCTCTCCGCCACTATTCAAGCACTTACGCGCTTTACTTTCAACGACTCCCGTCACAGTTGGTATTGTGTTGGTATATTCGATTGGTATATTTCATTCGTCTTTTTCCTCTGTACTGCTTAGAGTTGGCAAGTCCAGTGTAGGCGACACCTTAACTTTCCTGTCGTAAACGACTACTTGGCTCTCTGTCTTATGGCCTGAGAATATCTGCTTTTCCCTGCTTGAGCCTTCATAGTCTGAAATGCCTTTTGCTTTAAGATCATGAAATGTACAGACCAGTTTTCGTCCGAGTTTTTCCCCGGCGCGAGATCTGGCATCCTCCCATAGATCTGCAAAACCACTTTTGGAATACATCTCCTTTTTGGAACTACATATCAGATATTTTTGGCCGCCTAACGTTTTGGCTAGCTCAACGGCAGCATGAAGGCGTTCTGTCCACGCTTTAATCTGTTTCGTACCCGTCTTACCCTGCTGTATATAAATACCTGCTTCCGACAATTGATCTAAGGTTAGGGTGCGAACGTCAGAAGAACGAGCAGCACAAAGATACGCTATTTCCATCGCGGCTTTCATTGCAACTACCGCTTCGTCGTAGATTGCCTGATATTCTTCGTCTGAAATGTAAACTTCCCGGGCCTTAAGGGTGAACTTTCTCACCCCTTTGCATGGATTCCCCTTCACATAACCTCGCTCGAATCCCCACCCAAAAATCCGGGACATGCCTCCCAGTTCCTGGTTCGCCTGGTTTATGCTGCGCTGTCCGCGGCGGTCCATATAAATTCTGACCATTTCTATTTTGATGTCATCGGCCCTCATCTTGCCGAAAACAGGAATCAGATTTTTATGGTATTGCCGGTAGTCCTGCTGAGTGCGCGGAGCCAGTTCACAGAATGAGGGGCTAGAAATAAATAAGCCCCATAATTTTTCGAAAGTCATTACGTCGTGGCGCTCAGCTTTCGCCTTTTCGTAATTTTCCCATAACCGTGACATGCTCGTTTCGCGGATCTTTCCCAAAGTAATGCTGAGTTTCGTCCCCTTTGGTTTCCATACATAACTATATTTATTTTTTGTCACCCGCGGTGGCAGATGTCTATCTTTTGGATCTTTTCGTGGTCGGCCCATTGATTGCGTCGTAGTTAGGTTCTGCAGCGACATATTCATCAACCTTAGGTAATTCAGTAATTCCGGGCGAAAGATTGCGACGTAATACGATCGGGCGGTTCCGCCCATCAGTAGTGAACGGAATGCCATGGCAACGCAACTGCCGTTGCTGATGCGTATAGCGCGAGTAGCCAGTTATTTCTGCAATTTCCTGAGGCGACAGCGTTAATTCATGCATCGGTCATTTCTCTCAATGACCGGCCAGTAAAAGATAACTGACCGGGATGTTGATTGATGATTTTGGAAAATCAGTTCTGGGTCAGTTTTTGCCAGATAGCTGAAACGTATTTGACCTGATGCCGGGCGTCGGCAAGTGCGTTATGCATGTCGCCGTCGAAAGGGATCTGGTAGCGCGGGTTGATACCGACAACTTTGCCCAACTCGACAATGGTGCGCACGTCACGGTCATTCCAGAACGGCACGGACAATTCCGCACCAACCTGTTCATATGCGCGGCGCAAAATTACATTGTCGAATGAACTGCCATTGCCCCAGAGCTGCACATACTTGATGCCGTTGGCTGAATTCGTGTGAATAAATTCGTCGAGGTTATCGATGGCGTCCATCAGCGAAATAGCATCGCCGCCTGTTATCGCTGCGCGCGCCTCTGCTGACTGTTTCATCCACCAGATTATTGTGGCGGCGTCTGGCTTCGCACCGAACTCCATTGCAGACTCGAGGCTGACAATCTGATAGAACTCCTCACCCGTTTTTCCTGTTCCCGGATCGAAAAACACCGCGCCGATGGCGATAATCGGTGCTTCCGGATTGTTGCCCATCGTTTCCAGGTCAACCATCACATGTGTCATCAGGATGTATGATTCACCATCGTTAATTTGATGCCCGGTATCAATATTATTATCTACGGCAGTTGCCTGTGGACGAGCTGCAGCACCGCTTTCAGTTGACACATTTTCTGCTTCGCCCGGCGGTACCGCAGAATCAGTCTGGGTTTCATCACGGCCAGTCTCTTCCATCTGCACATCATCGGCAGCCTCGTTCTGTTGTGTGGTTGTGCTGGTGGCGGATTGCTGGCCCATCAGGTTATCGATGGAGAAAACGCCATTACCGAGATTCGCAATTTCCGTTGTTGTTTTAGAATCCCCTGCAGTTTTGCCTGCTGCTTCTGCAACCTGCTTACCTACAACAACGAATTCGGTAGAGAGCTTATCCAGACTTTCTACCGGTTCTGTTCCCTGAATGACCCCGGCAACTACTGCTGCACTATCCAACTGGCGCGCGGCAACTAATGTTTCCTGTGTTGGGTTGGCATGATCGGTTTCGGTCAGGTAGGCATTTATGTAACCGCTCAGACGACCTGGGGATTTATAAAACTCGGGATGAGCGCTTCTGATAACTGCAAAAATGGCTGCGCGGGAATAATCGAGGATGCCAGGCGTTTTGCGTAGTACACCCGACCACTCCTTCCAGGGGCTTTCATTTTTGGAGATAACCTCTTTCGCCCTGCGATGGATCCCCCCAGGGATGTTGTAGATGTCGAAATCCATAGGCAGGGTTGCTGCGGCAATTTCTTCATCCAGCGTATCCAGCGTGTGGATGTAGTCTGGATTGCGGTCTGTTGGAATGCCGCCGCCAGCAGTTGTTCCTGAATCAGTTCTCTGAATAGCGGCCACGCGTTTTCCAGCCAGCCACTCTTTAACCAGTAAGCCCCGGTCAATATGATGAGTTGATGCCCATGCCTGCATGAACCGCAAAACCACGCCGAGTTCATGACGTGCCGAAGGGGCAAATACTTTTTTTACAGCGTCAGTGAGCTTCCAGATCTCTTGCCAGGAATATTTTTTTGCCTCCGCCACATTCTCAGCGGCCAGCATCAGGTTTTGAACATAATGGTTATCAACGTCGAGCATGAGGTCGGAGATCATGATCCGCTGGTCGGCGGTGACATGATGGGCAAACTCATCGCAGATGTAAGCGGCAAGGAACTGCTGGCGGAATCCCAGTTGTGCCGCAGGATGCTCCATCTTATCGGTAACATCCTCGCTTCGTGTTCTCGGTTCTTTAGCCGGTAATTTGCCGCCTTGCCAGTCTTCCACCAACTGATTGCGGGAATCCGGTTCAGCAGAGATCCAGTTCGTCACAAATTCGACCAGCAGCGTCGGGGCGTGCTCGCCATCCTGAGGGAATACAGCTTTAACTGCCTGCACCAGTTTCCACTCAACATGCAATGACAGATCAGCAAATTCAGCAACGTCAGTGATGGCCTGGAGTAAGTTATGCGTGTAGGAGTTGCCTTCATCCAGTGACAGCTCGGTGGCGGTAATCTGCTGCGCCTTCGTGATATGGGTCTGGTATTTATCGTTCAGCAGGTGAATGGCAATGCGAACAGCCAGCCCACGATTTTCCAAGGAGATATTGGCTTCATCGGATGTAACCGGGAGTGTTTCTTTTTCGGTCGGCGCTGATGGATCCGGTTTGATAATTTTCTGCCAGGTGAGCCCGTCCTCGCCCAGTTCATAGCGATCACACCAGGTGAAATCGAGTGTGCCCTCTGGTGGTAAGTCATCAAACACAGGAAAATTCGTCGCAACTGGTTTTAAGTAGTCTTTGCCACGGCCAACTTCTATTTCTGCATCTTCGAGTGCGTTTGCTAAATCGCGATCTACGCGTTCCGCTGTTTTAGCTGATTTCCAGAAAAAGATGCTTTTTGCTTCTGAGGCTTTAGCCTTGTTTTGAACAAGACGTGCATATGGTTTCATTGCCTTCGGGCTCCTGATGGTTGTAAGATACCCGGCAGCTAATGATTAGCCGCCTGCGGTTGGTTATTGGTCAAAACTCGTTCCGGAAAGCTTTGGTCGGCTGACCGGGTACTTAACCCGCCTTGCGCGGGTTTTGTGCTTTATGGGGTACTGATTTTTGCGTCGGACAGTTGCGAGACGAGAACACTGTCGAGCGCAACCAGTACCGGGTCGAAAATGCTGCTGTGCGGAATTATGGTTACAGCGCGGATCACCTCGGCGACACTGGTTTCGGACTCAGGCTTGCAAAGGTGGTAGCCGCCTCCCGGTCCTTTTTGACCGCGCACGATTTTGGCCTTTCCCAGCTTTGATACGATCTGTTCAACGTAAGACGGGGAAAGCTTGAGTTCGCTGCTGATGGTCGCAACAGTGACAGGTGCGCCGGTATAAAGCTTTTTCATTACAGCGACGACGCGCACTGAGGCAATGATACGTTTCATTCCAAATTCCATAACTTATCCCTTATCCGGCTCCCGGCCGTAACCGGGGTTATCGTCGATAGCATCTTGCAAAATTTGCTTCGCTTCTGCTGGTGGTAGCGACAATGCCAGCCTGATGGCGGTGCCGAAGGTCTCGGCGACGAGTTCGAATTTGCTGGCCAGGCGGTTCGCTGCATCTGTCTGTTCCGATACCGCTTCCATTTCAAACTCATGTTCCTGATAAACCTCAGTGAGAACTTCATCCTCAACTTCCTGCCAAAGAGCTTCCTTCACTTCCAGCACCGGTAGTTTGCCGATGAGCTGCTCAGCGGGTGCGGTGCTGAAACGCAGCGCTAATTCGTTTGCTGACATATCTCCTCCTAAAAAGGCCCGCCGCGAGGCGGGCAAAGAAGATTTATCCAATTTAACAAGAACAGGTCATCGCCTCCTGTTTGGTTATGATGGCGGTATTGCCATCACGATGCCCCGTGCACTGAGCATCAGGCTGGCTACAGCCGTTGGTTATTGGTGAAAACTCGTTTAAAAATGAACTGCAGGCTGTTGGTCGGCAGCCGGAATGCTCACCGGGAAGCACTCGCCTTTTACACTTTGCTCCGCTGCGGCGGCATTACAGTCATCTTCGGTTTGGTACACACCCAGCGGGGTATCAGAACACTCGCCAGTCAGCGCACAAACGGTGATGACTAAATAAAAAAACGTGCTCACGCCTTAATCTCCGGGTTGCCTTTCTGCGCCAGGAAATAGCAGAACTGGCGAACGCGAGCCACAACCCAATTCAACTTCACGGCCTGAATGCCAACAGAAACGCGTGCGAAATCCTTCATTGTTCTTTCTCCCCTTTGATGAGGTTCATGTCGAGTGTTTGCCTGTGTCGCTGGCGAGCGGAACGGGTAAAGCCTGCTGCGCGAAATTACTGAAAAATGAATATCAGTGTCGTTATCTCATCCGGTGTTTCGTATGCCGCCGGCAGCTACTTCGTGGGCGTCCTGCCTGGATAACTGATTCTGTAAAATCAGACTACAAATAAATATGTCAGTTATCAATGTTTATTTGACATTAAAAATGGATATTATTGTTTTTATTTCATTTTTAGTGATTTTAGGGTATAAAAAAAGCCGCACATGGCGGCCATTTTCGTAGGGGGGCTCAGTCTTTGTCTGATGAAGGGGAGATTTTTCGCTTACTTAAAAACTCTGCCATAAACCGATCTAGTTCTTCTAATCGTATCCTTGCAAGTTCGATAAATCGTTCTTGCTCAATCTCAGGAAGTTGATCAAACACTTCTAATAACTCTGTTTGCTTCGGGCTCAGCACAGTTTTGCTTGATGTTACAGCTTGCAGCGATGACTCTTCTTCATCGGTCATAAAAAACCAATACAGTGGTTTTCCAAGGGCTTGCGGAAAAAGTTCTAATTTTTCCTTTCGTGGAAAATTCCCCGTATTGCACCAATTACTGACTGTCTGTGAATTGACACCAACTCTCCGGCCTAACTCAGACTGGGATATGCCCGCCTCATCAAGAGCCCTTAACAGCCGTTTCTCGAAGTTCATATTCGCATCCAAATTAAACCAGTAATGAAGCATACAAAGTTTCTTATCATTTGTGACTGATTAAGTTTCTTGACATTGACAAATTATTTATCAATCATGTGATGAAATAATTAGGAGGAGCTATGCAAGAAACCGTTCAAAAGAAAATCATCTCTCTATGTGGCAGCCAATCAGAGTTGGCTCGTCGTTTGGGTAAAAACTCCCAGACAGTCTCTGTCTGGTTCCGCACTCAGGTAGCCAGTACGGAAGTTCTGAATGCTTGCCGCGTCCTGGATTGGCAAGTAACTCCACATGAGTTACGCCCCGATCTTTACCCAAACCTCACTGATGGCTTGCCGCAGCAGGAGACTGCCCATGCACACAATCAGCCTTGATCATCCTAATCAATGTCCGCCTTTGGCATTGAAATCGAAAAATCAGATTGAACCGCGGCGCCGGGACAACCTGAAACGGATGGCAATCAATACCGCCGTCAGCGAATGGGAAAAAACGTTGCCGGGTCAGGCTCAGGAACAGATAGCGCGGCTGGTGGCAGAAGAATGGAAACGTACTGGCGGCAAGGGGATCACAGTCAACAAGCTGAACTTATTCCGCTACCTGCGCAACGAAAACGGATCCGAAAAATACAACCGATATGTCATGCAACTGGCCCCGGCGATTTCATCCGTGATGCCAATCGAGATAGCACGCGCATACGGCCTCCGTTCCGGCAAGACCGAAGCAGAGTTGGTGGCGAGCGCCATCAAGGAATGCGCAGAAGCACACCAGGCAAAGCTGTTGGGTGCACCACTGCAGCGCCTGGAAAAGGAAATTTGGGAAGCGGCCACGTCGCTATACGCGATGCTCCCAAAGGAGGTATCGGAACCAGCGCTGGCGCTGCTCAGCACTCTGGCGCCGCAGTGTTTTTAAACGAGCTTTGACCAATGACCATAACGTCCGGGCAACCGGGCATCAGGAGTAACCATGGCCGCGCTGCCTTACATGCAACTTTACATTGCTGATTACCTGGCGGACACCATGCATCTGTCCACGGAGGAGCATGGAGCGTATTTGCTTCTCATGTTCAATTACTGGCAAACGGGGAGGGCTATACCAAAAAACCGTCTCGCAAAGATCGCTCGCGTTTCAGATTCGCGCTGGGCTGAGCTTCAAACTGCCCTGAAAGAGTTCTTTGAAGACGATGGAGAAAGCTGGGTTCATTTGCGCATTGAGCGTGACATCGAAACGGTCACGTCATCTTCAAAAAGCAGACCGGCTATTGAGGGGGGAACCTCCTACAAGGGTCATCTGTACTTCATCACTGGCCCTGATCTGGATGTTGTAAAAATCGGGTTTTCAAAAAATCCATGGTCACGACTTAGTGAGCTACGTAGTAGCTACGGTAGCTCACTAACCGTAGTAGCTACGATTCGCGTCGTAGCCAAGCCGAAAATTTCCGTAGCTACGGTGCTTTCCGAGTTCAAATCGGAAGGTGACTGGTTTGTTAAAACTAAATGCATTGAATTGTTAATTTCTGGCGTCAAATCTGGAGAAATCACTACTGTAGAAGCTATTTCTCTGTTCGTAGCCAACTACGTTAGCAACTACGACAGCTACGGTAGCCAAGCTACTGTAGTAGCTACGGGAACTACAAATACAGATCCAGATAAAGATACAGATCTAAAAGAAAACCCAGAGAGAGATATACGCGCGCAAGACAATTTTTTCCCACCCATAGGTAAATTCCCGATCACCGAGGACTGGGCGCCAGGCGTTGATTTTGTCGGCCAGGCGGCGCTCTGGGGTATTAATCTCGGTGAAGAGCCGGGTTACACCGACGTTGAATTGCAGCAATTCCGCGACTACTGGAAATGCGAAGGGAAGGTTAAGCACCACATTCAGTGGGAACAGACTTTCGCAACCAGCCTGAAAACATCACGTGCCAAAACTGCAGCCCCGGCGCAAGTCTCGCGTCGTCAGCCTGCCTTTGGCGTTTCAACACCCGACACGGCGATCCCGCCGGGATTCAGGGGGTAACGATGAAACCGACGAATGACATTCTTGGCCGCCTGCAGCGACTGATCCCGGCAGGTGTACAGCCGAAATTTACCAGCGCTGCCGAGTTAATGGCCTGGCAGCAGGAGGAGGGACGTAAACGAGCTGCGGAACTGGAAAAAGAAAACCAGCGTACTCGCTCTGAGAAGATTTTTGGTCGGTCTGGTATCTGCGATTTGCACCGGAACTGCACATTCGCGAATTACCTGGTGAGCAATGACGGGCAAAAACACGCGCTGACGCTGGCAAAAAGTTATGCCCATAACTTCGGCAGCGGTTTTGCCAGCTTCGTTTTCAGTGGTGGCTGCGGTACCGGGAAAAATCATCTGGCTGCCGCCATCGGTAACTACCTGCTGCAGCATAACCACACAGTGCTGGTTGTGACTGTCCCTGACCTGATGCTGCGAGCCCGCAAATGCTATGACGAAGGGCAGTCCGAATCAGTATTGCTCGATGACCTGTGCAGGGTTGACCTGTTGGTGCTGGATGAGGTCGGCGTGCAGCGCGATACCCGAAATGAATGGGTATTGCTGAATCAAATTATCGATCGCCGCCTGGCGGCAATGAAACCTGTGGGGGTGCTGACCAACCTGAATTTTGACGAGTTATCGAAAATCCTGGGAGAACGGGCTATGGACCGTCTGACCATGGATAACGGCATCTGGGTGAATTTTACCTGGGGGAGTTACCGCAAAAATGTAACCCATTTGCGGATTGTTAAATAACCAAAACGAGTATTGACCAATGACCAAACAAAAACGAATTACTCAGGCTGACCGACTGGTTGTGTATGTCAGCCAGCACCCAGGCATTACCACCCCGGAAGTGTGCGACGCGTTTAACTCTGACTCCGGTTCGACGGGGCAGCAACTGGCTGTGTTAGTACAGCGCGGTGTCATGACCCGTAGTCACAACGGCACCCACTGGGAATATACCGTTGTGCCCGGCAGCGATATCCCCGATATCGAGTTACCGGAACTCGGTCAAAAAGCCGATCCGGAAGTTCTCCGCATGGCGCTTGAAGAAGCTGCCCTGATTGAATCACGGGGGCACTGGCTGCGCGCTGCTACGAAATACAGCGAGATTATGCGACTGGCAAAGAGCAGTCAGGAGATTCAGGACATTTCCCGATTGCGTAACCGCTGCATTCGCAATGCCCGCGCGCGGAGGGCAGAAGCATGCTGAAACCTGAGCAACGCGCCATCGTTGATTTTCTGGCGCGCGAAAAATCCATTTCCACACGGCAGGTTCGCAGCCTGCTGGGCTGCGACATCAAAGAGGCCTACGACCGCCTGAAACGTCTGACGCTGGCAGGCATCGTGAAAAACGTTGGTAAACCTCACCACCCTGAATACCGGCTTACACATCGGTGGCGTTCGCGAGTGGCACCCGCTGCCTGTCCACCAGCGCCGCAAACTGCAGCGCAGATTTGCCGCGAAAAATGGCAGGGCTATCAGGTTCACAAAATTTTCGGGAGCGCACAGAAATGACAATCGTTGCAAACAAACATGTAGCCCGTGTGGGGCACGAATTTGCAGCCGCAATGACGGCTGACACACCGATTATCGAGATCGCCAAAATGGTGTCTCACCTGGCTACTGCGCTGGATGAGCAAACCGCGTTGGTGGGAAAACTTACGGCTGAAAATTCAGCGCGTGGTGACATCATCGAAAGGCTTATTGGGCAGTACAGTGCCGCCGGATTTCACGCAATGCAGAATTCACTAAATCCTGGGCAATCGCTTCTCTTTGACGCATTGCAGGTGATGAAACAGGACGTAACTGCATCCGTGGTCAATCCAACCCATTCAGTGGCAATCACTGACATCATTAATGAGCGCCAGCGCCAGCAGAGTGTTGAAGGTTGGACGCCGGAGCATGACGACGAACACCGCACCGGGGAATTGGCGCGCGCGGCTGTTTGTTATGCGAGCCATGCTGGGAACCCGCACAATAAAAACATGGTGGACTATCAAAAAACGTTTTCCCCAGCCCGCTGGCCGTGGTCGCAAGACTGGTGGAAACCAACAAACCCGCGCCGCGACTTAGTGAAGGCAGGCGCGTTAATCGCCGCCGAAATTGAACGCCTTGATCGTGCCGCTTGTGCGGAGGTGCAATCGTGAGTACTGAGAAAAAATATTGCTACCGCTACCACGATGGCAACGATAACGAAGGGCGCCCAATCGTTACCATTTGGAAACGCTTAATCATTCGTGAAACTGACAAGACCTTCTGGCATGTAGAAGATTTCCCGCATATGAGCTTTGAGCAGGTGGTCAGCTATTGGACCGGAGGTCGCAAGGAAGACCAAAAACGCTACATCAAACGTTGTGCAAAAGGCGCTGATCGCTCGCAGTACCACTACACGAAAGAAGAGGCATTAAAGGCATTTATCTATCGAAAAAGGTTCCAGTTAAAACGTATCAGCCTCACCGCCGAAACGGTGAGCCTGATCCTGACGGGCCTTAAAGATGCTGGGCATATCACATACATAACCGATCAGCATGGGTTTCAGAAGAGAAATATTGCCAGCGTTCCCGAAGGTGAATGCTTTGTGGCGGCTGATGAGCCAGGCCCAATTGCTTCGACTTACATGTGGGGAGAGTACTGATGACAACCAAACATATTCAGTCGCTTATTACCCAGGTACGCGCTGATATCGCAACGCGAAAGACCATGCCGGAATATGGCTCAACTCCTGACGCCGCAATTGAGCGCATCAAAACCATCAACGAAACACAGCGTAGCTTCTCTCTTGAAACGGTTGAAGCCCTGCTGAATGCGCTGGACGTTGATAAAAAGATGATTGCAGCAAACGAGCAAGAGCCTTTCGGTTTTGTTACCAGAAATTGCGCAGAGCATATGCATGATGACGATAGCGACGAGAAACACTGGATGTGGTCTATTTCTGCAGTAGTTATTGGATGTGATCCGAAGCTAAAACATGAGGTGCCAGTTTACTTACACCCCGCGCCTTTAATCTCTGATTTGAGAGAAGCGGTACGAAAAGAGCATGCCGAATGGTCTCAGGCTACGTTCGGGGATGTTGGCCCGGTGGGGCCGCTTAAGCACCTGGCTAAAGAGGCAATAGAGGCCGCAGCCGAACCCTGCGACCTAAGCGAATGGGCAGATATGCAATTCCTGTTATGGGATGCGCAACGTCGCGCTGGCATTACTGACAAACAGATTAATCTGGCAATGATTGAAAAGCTGGCGGTGAATAAGACCCGGAACTGGCCCGCCCCTAAAGACGGGGAACCTCGGTTACATATCAAAAGCGCCGAAGGGGGTTCTCAGTGAGCGATGCATTACTCGAGTATGCCTACCGCCGAATTGTTGAGCTGGAAAAACTGCTGCTGGTGGATGTAGCCGAAACGGTCTGGCCTGCTGAGGTCAAACTGGTCTTGTCTCAGGTAGAACGCGCCGGAGATCTCCCGGCGCACCACCAGCGCCGCCTCAAACATCATATAAACCGCATGTGGTTGGAAAAAATGCCCGTACCGTCAATCGTGGACGCCGCCAAATCGCTGGCCATCGTTATGGAGAAATACTCGTGAGACAATCTGAAATCATCGTTGATAATTTTGCTGGCGGCGGCGGGGCCAGTACTGGCATTGAATTAGCAATTGGCCGCAGCGTGGATATCGCTATCAATCACGACGAGAATGCTGTGGCGATGCACACCACCAACCATCCCGGCACACTGCACTATTGCGAGAGTGTTTTTGATGTTAATCCGCCGGTTGTTACTGCAGGTATGCCAGTGGGGCTGGCATGGTTTAGCCCGGATTGCCGCCATTTTTCCAAAGCGAAAGGTGGCACCCCGGTGGAAAAAGCCATTCGGGGCTTAGCCTGGATTGTGGTTCGATGGGCGCTGACGGTGCGCCCCCGCGTGATGATGCTGGAGAACGTCGAGGAATTTCGCACCTGGGGACCGCTGCTGGCGGCGGAAATGCGGCCAGACCCGGAGCGCATAGGCGAGACGTTTAACGCGTTTGTCTGCATGCTCTCCGATGGCATCAGCGCCGATCATCCGGCGCTGGCCGAGTGCTGCGAGTTCCTGAATATCGAGCCAAACAGCAAGCAGGCGAAAAAGCTGGTTGCCGGGCTGGGTTATGCGGTCAAACATCGTGAACTGCGCGCATGCGATTACGGCGCGCCGACGATAAGAAAAAGATTCTTCATGGTGATGCGTTGCGACGGCGCCGCAATTTGCTGGCCGGAGCAAACCCACGGGGATCCGAAAACAGCCGCGGTTAAATCAGGTGAACTTAAACCCTGGAGAACGGCGGCGGAGTGTATCGACTGGTCTATCCCGTGCCCGTCGATTTTCGACCGCAAAAAGCCGCTGGCAGACAATACGATGCGACGGATTGCACGCGGTATTGAACGTTTCGTGGTGAACAGCGCAACGCCGTTTATTGTGAAGTGCAATCACACCAGTACCAAAACGAATTACGACTGTTTCCGGGGACAATCGCTGGATGAACCGACTCAGACCATTACCAAGAAGCACGGTTTCGCGCTGGCCGTTCCGAGCCTGACGAAATTCCGCACCGGAGCAACCGGGCAGGAGGTAACCGAACCCGTACCAACAGTGACAGCCGGCACATCAAAACGCCCTGGTGGAAACGGTCACGCCCTCGGTATTGTTGAAGCTGCTATTTCGCCGTTTATAGCTGGCGCTGGTGGGCCAAAGTATTCAGCCAAACCGCGCAGAGTCGAAAGTCCAATGCATACGCTCTGCAACACCAATCATTCCTGCGTAATTGCCCCCGTGATAGCAAGGCAGTTCGGTAACAGCGTCGGTCACCGCGCTGACGAGCCGAGCGCAACCGTAACCGCTGGTGGTGGCGGTAAGTCGCAACTGGTCTCAACGACGCTGATTCAGATGGGCTATGGGGAAAGAAAGGGACAGGCTCCACGGATTCTCCAGATCGGGAAGCCGCTTGGTACTGTCACTGCTGGTGGCAATAAGTTCGCTGTGGTGGCGGCAAACCTCGTAAAACACTTTGGTGGGAATTATTCAGGATCTGGCCTGGCACTTGATGAACCAGTTCATACGGTGACAACGACAGATCACCATGCGCTGGTTACATCCAGCATCGTCAAAATGCGCGGTACCAACATTGGTCAGCTAACCGACACACCGTTGCAGACCGTAACGGCGGGTGGTCTGCACTTTGGTGAGGTGAGGACCATGCTGGCTGAAAACGAGTATGACGAGCACCGGGCGGTGCAGGTGGCGGCATTCCTGCATGAGTACGGCATCAGCGAGTTCGTAACGATTGAGAGTGTGGTATATCGCATCGTTGATATCGGCATGCGCATGCTGCAACCCCGCGAGCTGTACCGGGCGCAGGGGTTCCCGGAGTGGTACATCATCGACCGCGACTATCAAGGTGTGAAGTACGCAAAAGACAAGCAGGTAGCCAGGTGTGGTAACGCGGTACCGCCGCCGTTCGCCGAAGCACTGGTAAGAGCAAATTTGCCGGAGCTGTGCACTGATAAACGGGAGGCCGCATAATGGCAAAATTCGCTGCTGCATGAAAAGCCGCGTAAAACGCCAGCCAAGGGCCCGGTAAAGTGTCATACGACATGAAAAAATACGCGTGAGGCAATCTGAAAATATCGTTGATAATTTTGCCGGCGGTAGCTTGCATTGCTGCGAGAGGCATGCTGAGCTGGAATTATCCTGTGTTAGGATGTTCGTGTCGACGATTTGTAGTCTTTCAAAAAGAGAACCGCATCACTGAACTCTTTATTATAAATGTTATAGGTAATCAGATTGTTGAAATTGATGAGTATGAACATCATATGAGATGTAAGGGGTATCATCTGATGTATCACCGACTGGAGTAATTGCGAAATGAAGTACGCTATCGCTTGATTAAATTGCAATTTTTTAAAAATTTGTGATGAAAGTAAAAGTAGGAGTTGTGGTTAAACATAAAGATATTTATTCAATCCAATGAGGAAATTCACATAAATATTGATAGGTTTTAGTTTTGCAAACGTGCGAGAGTGATAGATATTATTTTGTATATATTTGTAATGTTATGCCGATAATTAATATTAGCTTGAATAAAATGGTTAGGTTTGAGGTAAAAATCATTATTTACTAGGTATATAATATATTTTTAATTTTTATGTAATTTCAGATGCTTGGTACTGCCAGTGAACCAGATCTTTACTACCATCAAAGCATGTCTTTCATGTTGTTGTCGTTGCTGTCGAAAAGCAAGATGTATATGATAAAACTCTTTCTAAATGGGGAATCGTAATGTCAAAAAATGCAGAAGAAATCAATAAAGAATACAACGAGTTACTTGATGCTGCGTTGGCTAATCCGGGGGTTGCAGAAGCTATGAAGCTTTTTTCAAGGCATCAACCAACACTTAATGCCCATGCACGATTAGTAACTGCAACTGCGATACCAGCTCAGTTAGCTATCAGTACAGGCACGATGATGAATAGGAACAATTAAAAGAAATCATAACTGTAAGGAGTAACAGTATGCCTGGTTGGGGTGACATATTAAATGAAATACAAGCAATGTCAGCAACGCGCGGTGACGCTTGTGACGTTGTTCGTAAACAGTATCTTGTGAAGTTGCATCAAAAAACGAACCGAGCTGTAATTTCATATTCATCATCATGGGTACAACCTTCGCAGGGCGTAGATCCATTCGTACTCTCACTGAACATCGCTGATGTGCAAGGATTAATGGAGGTGATGAAGGGGGTCAATGAAGATGCAGTGGATTTGATAATACATAGTCCGGGAGGAGCGTTAGACGCGACTGAACCGTTTGTAACCTATATCCGCTCGAAATTTAAACATGTGAGGGCTATTATCCCTCATGCTGCAATGTCTGCCGCGACTATGATTTCATGCGCTGCAGACGAAATCGTAATGGGCAAGCATTCATTTTTGGGACCAATTGATCCGCAACTTGGAATCCAAACTGCTGTTGGTCCAAGAATGGTAGCGGCACAAGCAATCCTGGAACAATTCAAGCTTGCCCAAGATGAAATAGCGCAAGATCAGGCAAAACTTGCATCATGGATGACTATGCTTAATCAATATGGCCCTGATTTATTGATTTCATGTAAAAATGCATCAGAATTGTCAAAGGAACTCGTCCAGTCTTGGCTGGAAAAGTACATGTTCCGGGATGATAAACCTACTGCGCAAAGGATAGCTACCTGGTTGTCCACTCATTCGAATTTCAAGACACATAGCCGCTACTTGAGCCGAGATGTGCTGGAACGTCAGGGGTTGAAAATATCTAAGCTAGAAGATGATCAGGAACTACAGGATTTAGTTTTGTCTATACACCACGCTACAACGATTACTTTTTCAGCTACTCCCGCAGCAAAAATTATTGAAAACCACATAGGGCGCGCGTTTATTAATCAGGCCAACATGGCCCAAATGCACATGATGAATATGCCTGCAATGGTACTGCAAGGGCATATGCCTCAACCATTGCCAATTCCTGGTCCGCAGTAGAGTTGATGTGTCAGCACAAACTAATTAAAGCCGCTTACCCCAGCGGCTTTTTACTTTCTGCCATGATCGATAATTCCGATCGATATGATAGAATTGCTCTGCATAAGTGGTTAATTGCTGATAACATCCTCCCGTCTTGCCCCCTCTGAATTACGTAAAATCAACCATTTAATCTCAAAATCGCTTTCTTTCAAACGAAATTCTCAGCTTGAGTGGAAATAAAATAATGATAAATATCATTCATTTATTTTATGTTGATTAATGTCACTCTTTAAAATACTGTATATATTAACAGTTTTTGGTCTGTTGGCTTTATACGGAAAAGAATAAGAGTGGAGCGCCGTCTGGGGCGCAAAGGGGGGGTAGTGGATAGTGTGGATAGTGATGGTTTGACCAGGTATGATCTGGTTCGCCGTGATGACGGCGTGGTGGTCCTGACGTTCGACATGCCCGCCCGGTGCAAAGCGTTATTGTACAAACAAGGAGATAAATACAGCTTCCGGCCTATGCTGCCTGAGGAGATAGTTGGCACTCCCCATCTGTTTGCACAGATGCTCGAGCGAGCCGGTTACCGGGTTTCTCCAGTTTCTGATATATTGTCTTAGCCAGCCTGAACAACTGGCAGTCTGCTGCGCCACGGAGAAAACCATGGCGCAAAAAACATCGAAAAACCTCACTTTCCTGACGTCTGTCGACGCCAGCTTTTTTGCATACCTTGCCGCCGGGTGGGGTGTCGCATGAAAAAAGGCTGGTTCACGCATACCGACCTCACTGCAGAACAAGCTGCCGAGCTGGTGGCCCGCTATGCAGCAAATCACGTCAAAACCGAAAAAAGTCTTTCATCTGACTATAAGACCTGGATTGTCAGTGCCCGGTTGCCAAAATCAGAAAAGCCCCCGCGTGCAGATAAAACTTACCAGTGGAGGCACTGGGAGTGAGTATGCAAATTTATCCAATCGTGCCGATGGGCAAGCCCCGTATGACTCGCGCCGACAAGTGGAAAAAGCGCCCTGAGGTTATGCGTTACCGGGCGTTCTGCGATGAGGTGCAGTTGCGTGGTGTAGCCCTGCCTGAGTCTGGTGCGCATGTCACGTTTGTCCTGCCTATGCCCGCCAGTTGGAGCAAAAAGAAACGCCAGCAACATAACGGCCAGCCACACCAGGCTAAGCCTGACTGCGACAACATGTTGAAAGCATTAATGGATGCCATCTTTGCTGATGATGCACACATATGGGATTGCCGCATAACCAAAGTGTGGGGCGAGTTCGGGCAGATCATCATCCGGGAGGTGGAATGCGCGCCTTGCTGAAACCGGATATCGCCCGGGATATGGGGATTGTGCTTCTGCGTCCCGGTCGCGAGTTAATGCATATTTTCACTTCTGGTCGCGTACTGGTGGAGCGTCAGCCAGAGAATATGGCTGAACTTTCTTCGGGCGCCGTACCGCCTGCCCGGCAGATGCTTATTGATGATCCGGCATTGTGCCCGTTCTTCACTCATCAAAAGGTTATTAATGCGGCTGGTGGTATTAATGGCCTTGAGGCCTGGTTACGGCGCCGCGGTAAAACGTGCCAGTGGCCGCACTCGGCTTATCACCACAAAGAGCTGGTTACGCATCGCCATGCTGGCGGCGCTGCACTGCTTTGCTGGCACTGCGATAACCAGTTGCGTGAAGCCCCCAGTCAGGAACTGGATCAAATCGTAGCCAAAAATGCCGCCACCTGGATTTTGCGCGCCATTCGCGGTGAGCTGCGATTTGCCGACGATCACGAAGTAACCCTTCCGGAGTTGTGCTGGTGGGCCACTCTCCGAGGAGTTACTGAGGCTATACCGGAGGAAGTTTCCCGCCGCGTGCTTGGTTTGCCCGTTGAAAAAATGCCGTCTGTTATGCGCGAATCCGATATTGTCCCGTCTCTGCCAGCCACCAGCATACTGGCGGAGAAAGTCAAAAAGGCGGCATTACCTCAGCCACCAGCCATAAAGCCCGTGGTTTCAGTCACGGTTGATCCCGTGGCGCCGCAGACACTTTATGCGCGACCAAAACGCATCCGCTGGGAAAATCCAACGTTCCTCGCCTGGGTGAAGACCCAACCGTGCACGTGCTGCGGCAACCCCGCCGATGATGCCCATCATCTGATTGGCTGGGGGCAGGGTGGAATGGCGACCAAAGCCCACGATGCGTTCACCATCCCGCTTTGTAGAAAACACCATACCGAGCTTCACAACAGCCCTTCGGCGTTCGAGCGTCAGTACGGCACACAACCTGAACTCATAATCAAATTGCTGGACCGTGCCTTTGCGCTCGGCGTTCTGGCTTAACTGGAGATATAAAAAAATGTTAAATCCCGCAGAAGTAGGGAAGCCAAACGAACATGCACGCCTGCGCACTCTGGAAAGCGTCTGGATTCAGGGAAAATTAAACATGTGGGGCCGCTGGTCATACATTGGGGAGGGTAAAGCAGGGAATATGTTTAACCAGTTGCTGACCTCTCATCACGTGACAAAGACAGCGATACAGGAAGTGTTACGCCGTATGAAAAAATCTGGCATCACTAAGCCAGAGCTTGAGGCGTTCTTTATGGAAATCCTCAACGGCAAGAACAAAAGCAGCCTGGCGTTCTGCTCGGATGAAGAAGCACTGGTTATTGACCGTATCATCAGCACTGTATTGGCTGGCGAGTATGACGGTCTGCTTAACGTACTTGTCCAGCGCTACCGATACCGCAAAAGCAAACGTAGCCTCGCAGAAGAACTGCAGGAGAAACACCCGGAACTGACGTTCATGACCTGCCGTCGTCGCATTGATACATGGCTAAGTTTGGCAGAATCGATGCTTTACGCGCCAATGTGTGACGCGTTCGATACAAATGGCAGCAGATTTTACTTGCAAAGTGAGCCAGTAAGTGTTTAACTTCGTGTATGCTTCGCAAAGCTGTATCGAAAGCGACCTCAAATAAAAGAAACCCGCCACTGAGCGGGTTTTTGCTTTGAGGGTTTGATGTTTAGAGTTGTTCAAGAAATTCTTTATAGCGATTGATATCAGCGGTACTCACATTTTCGTTATCTTCTAAACTGAGTAGTAATTGGGAAAGATTGTCTTTAGTAAAAAACACCCTTGCCGAATCGATAACACTTCTGGTTTGTTCTAGAGTCTTATCAAGCGATTTAATGCCGCTGACAATTGGTCTCATTTGTGTTCTTGAGATTTTATCAGGATTTGATTCTTGAAGGGCATTGACTACCCATCTGAGTTGATCTTCATAAAGGGCTGTAAGGTTATTGTCTGGGGACAAGAACTCAATGTTGGCTATGAAGCCAATAATTATTTCAATGGACTCTGGAGCAGATTGACCGGCAACTTGTGCTAATTCGATTTCTTCTTTTGTTGGTGGGCGAGAAGTTGTTACGTTACCGCTATTAAGGGCTTGCATTTGCCGCAAAGCGCGGTAAGCAGCTTGACCAATAATAGATGCATCATTAACGTTTTTTTGAAGCCTGATTGCCCAATTAACATTTTTCGGCCCAACGGCTAGGGCATTGACTAATTGCCAGTAATCAAAAACTTTCTTCTTGCTTTCTACGATGAATTCTTTTGCTTGTGCATATTCCAAAGCATTCAAAAACTCAGATGACATAGCTTCAAATTGGACATCAAAATATTTCGTGCCACATGTATGCCCAATGTTTGTTTCAGAACCGTCGTCAGTTTCAACGACATAACCTCTATAATGTGCTGTATGGCAGTTAGATAAGCCACATTTGATTTTTTCAGGTAGTTCATAGTAGCCAATTATCTTTTCGAGTTTTCGACCTTTAACGACTAGATTCTCAACATAATTATTCCTGTGGGAAATGGTTTTCCAATCATCAACCTCAACATATGCATCACCTTCCATCAGATAGATCATATAACCTCCTGAAATAAAAAGTCCAAATCAGCTTAGCATTGCTGCAATGCGAGTGTATATGCGCAAGTTTTGATCTTTCTATGCCTGTCAGATTCTATCTGCTTGCTTAGGCGAGCCATTTTCATTTCTGGCCTCGGGAATCACACACGCCTTCACTTTTTGTGAAAACGTCCGAAAGCCAGATCTCCCTCTTTATCAATCACGCACAGCACTTCCCAAACGCGGAGGTGGAGTATGTATCGAATGGACAAAATCACAACTGGTGTGAGCTACGGTTTTGCCGGAGCAAACGGAGGGTTCTGGGTGCTCCAGCTACTGGATAAAGTCTCGCCCTCGCAGTGGGCAGCGTTAGGTGTTCTCGCAAGTATTCTTTTTGGTCTCCTGACTTATCTGACCAATCTGTATTTCAAAATTAAAGAGGATCGGCGCAAAGCCGCCAGGGGTGAGTGATGGGGCAGAAAGCAAAGCTTAGTGCAGCAATGCTTGCACTCATCGCTGCAAGTGCATCAGCGCCGGTACTGTTTGATCAGTTCATCGGTGAGAAAGAAGGAAATGCGCTGGTGGCCGTCGTCGATCCCGGTGGCATCTGGTCACTGTGTCACGGCGTAACGATTATTGACGGTAAGCCAGTTGTTAAAGGCCAGCGTGCAACGGAAGCACAGTGCAAGAGGGTTAACGCCGTCGAGCGTGATAAGGCGCTTGGATGGGTAGACCGAAATATCAAAGTGCCGCTGACCGAGCCCCAAAAAGTGGGTATTGCCTCGTTCTGCCCCTACAACATTGGCCCCTCTAAGTGTTTCCCCTCGACGTTCTACCAACGAATCAATTCTGGCGACCGTAAAGGTGCGTGTGAAGCAATTCGCTGGTGGATCAAAGACGGTGGCCGCGATTGCCGGTTAACCAAAGGCCAGGCGAACGGCTGTTATGGACAGGTAGAGCGACGGGATCAGGAAAGCGCTTTGACATGTTGGGGGTTGGAACAGTGAATAATAGGGTGAGTCCATGAAGATAAAATTTGAATTATCCACCGCGCATTTCGCCGAAGATCTTCGCCCTTCGCATGGTCCTCAATTCTGGCCGTGGTGGCGTTTAATTTCTTTCAGCGTTGTTCGTCAGGATATCCGCCCACCATCAACTGGACGGCGCATGTGGTTTTATACCCGCTGGGGTGCTGGCTATGTGGGTGTTTATATCGACAGGCGTGCAATTCGATGAGCCGCTTAATAGCCATTATTGCTGCTGTCATTATCCTGCTAATTGTCTCGCTGGCATGGGGTGTTAATCACTACCGCGAAAATGCACTGAACTACAAAGAGCAGCGCGACAAGGCAACCAGCGCGCTGACTCTGGCGAACGAAACTATTTCTGATATGCAGGTGCGCCAGCGTGAAGTTGCCACTCTCGACGCTAAATATACCGGAGAACTTGCAGATGCTAAAAAGCAGCTTGAAGATCTGCAGCGTTGCGTTAGCACTGGTAAGTGCGGGCTGCACGTCAACGCCAAATGTCCAGCGAACGGAACGGCCAGCGCCCCCGGCGTGGATGATGCAACCGGCCCCCGACTTACTGACGCCGCTGAACGGGATTATTTCACCCTCAGAGAGCGAATCGAAACAGTCACAGCCCAACTGACTGGACTACAGCAATACGTCCGTGAGCAGTGCCTGAAATAACTACGTGAAATAACAATAAATCATGTCTAAGAGGGGCAGCCAAAATCCAATGAATATGGCATATTTGAACTCCCTGCACTGTCTGTGGAGATTTTAAATGGAGTATGTGGATTATTTGGTTTTAGGTACGTTTACTCATGGTGCTGCTGAGGTATGGGAAGGGCCAAAAGAATCCGGTTTTCTCCAACTTCCGACAGATAAGCAGCCGTTAGCAAAATTGTATGGGCATAATACCCCAGCGGAAGTGATAACAAGAGCAACTGAAGGTTACCAGATTACTGAGTATTCATATGATGGCCATATCTATCTCGTGGCATCAAAATCCCCCTTGAGTGATTTTGATGTGGATGCAGAGATAAAGAAACTACTACCAACTGGTTTGAAGCCATTACGTTAAGGCATTACAGCAGGCATTCACCGAGTGCCTGTGGTACTGTTTTTCATTGTCTTGTATTAAGAGTACTGATGATGAACGTCAACCCATTACCAAACCCATTACCATTAGTAAGTGCTTTACAAACTTTCTTATACAAACGCTCCGATCTTAACAGCAATGCTATCGAATCCTTGTCAAAGGCAATTTTTGAAGTAGAGAAATATTACAGAGACCTGCGTATAGGTGAAGCTGAGTCACGCGAAAGAGAAACTGCAATTGCAGAGTTTTGGCGTGCAGCGGCTGAACCAGTGAGACGCGTGGATCGGGACTTCGCTAGTATCTGCGAACGAAAAGTATATTACTGGCTCAACCCGTCTCAGTATTCGAGAGAAGAGGTTTTGGCTTTCGAAATGTCCTTGGAAGGAGTGAAAATAAAACTCCAGCAATTACGAGATAAAAATTAAAGCCTTCTGGTCAAATCCAGCCTCGCAGATGCGGGGCTTTTTTACGCGCCTCGCACGCGCAGCCTAACGATATCTTCCAGTCGTGAGCCTGGGCATTCCGCTTTATCGGGCGGTCCTCCCGTGCGACAGGCTCACACCTAAAAGGAAACAACAATGAGCAAAGAACTTTCCGGCGCTGCTGGCGATGTCCTGTACGCGCTTTTCTTTCGTGGCGCGCTGGTGGATGGAGATTTGCCGTCAAAGGCTGGCGCTAATGAACTGCGTGAGCTTGGTTATGTGATGACGCAAGATACGGTGACGCCGTTCGACGGGGAAAATCATTACAACTTCCTCACACCTACCGGGCAAGAGTTCGCAATCAGTTACCTGGTGGAAAGTCGCTTCGGCAAGAAAGCGGATTTTCAGATTGGAGCGGGGGAGACGTTCATTAATAACACCACTCTACAAGGCAATATCCACTTAACTGCCGCCAGCGACCAATGCTTGATGGAACCGTTAACGGATACAGCATCAGCATGCGACAACATCCGGGTGTTAAATAAACCTCTTTTTGGTATCAACTCGTTTTCAACTGCGATCGTCAAACTCTCTGATGAGATGCGAGAAGCTGTTATTGCAGCCGTTCGTGACAGCGGCCAGTTCGTTGAGAAACCAACTGGCGACGAGCAGCAGTCGGTGGAGTTCAGGGCTGACCGTTTCAAAATACAGGCGAATGTTGACGCTATTGTTGAAGCGACTAAAGCAACATACGCCAGACAAGAAGCGATGATGGCGGATCTGGCCTCTGCTCAGGCCGCTCTTACGGAACACATTAACCAGGTTGTGAATAATGCCCTTGCCAATGCTCTTAAGCCTGGTTGTGTGCTGTACGCCTTCCGCACCAGAACCTGAACACCTCCGTCTGGACGTCAAAATACCGCTTTATACAAATGATAATTTTTATCATTTGAGCGGGTCCTCCCGGAGGAGGGCTTTGCCACGGGGCGGCGGACTCGCGGGAATCGGCTGGTTTTCATATTTTATAGTCATCATCATCATGTGTGCAGGTTATTGATTTTCCGGGATACGGCTAATCAATGATGTCGAATCGTACAAAAAGTGTTCACCATCATGGACCAGGAAATCGCGGCCTTAAAACTCAATATCAACCAGCTAGCCGGGATCACTGGTGTACATCGCCAGACGGTTGCAGCAAGGCTGAAAAATGTTGCTCCGGCAGCAGGCAGTAACAGCAAGCTCAAGCTTTATCTGGTTACCGATATTCTGAGCGAACTGATGATCCCCACCGTTTCCACGGCAAACGTGGAAGAGATGGAGCCTGCAGACAGGCTCGCGCACTGGAAGGCTGAGAACGAGCGGCTGAAATTTGAGGTCGATACGCAGCAACTTATACCCGCCGAAGACGTAACCAGAGAATTTTCATTGATGGCGAAAGCTGTCGTTACTGTGCTTGAAACGCTCCCGGACATTCTTGAGCGAGATTGTGCGCTGACGCCAGTTGCAGTCTCACGTGTGCAGGATGTGATCGACGAACTTCGTGATCAGATCGCACAGAAAGTGATGGACGCCACAGCAGAGGAGGAAGAGCCAGAGGAGGACTGATGGCGAAACGGGCATCAGCCAGGGGGACCCGTCGTGATGTCTCCGGCATGTTACGTGCCCCGCGTCGTATGAAGGTGGCCGATGCGGTCAGAGATTTTATGCATGTACCGATTGGCGCGGGTCACTCTGTTAAGTGGGATCCGAATCTGACCCCTTACATTATCGAGCCGATGAACTGCCTGGCATCCCGTGAATACGATGCCGTGGTGTTTGTCGGTCCTGCCCGAACCGGGAAAACCATCGGCCTGATTGATGGCTGGATTGTTTACAACATTGTCTGCGATCCCGCTGACATGCTGGTTATTCAGGTATCGGAAGAAAAAGCGCGCGAGCACTCCAAGAAGCGACTCGACCGTACTTTCCGTTGCAGCCCGGAAGTGAGATCACGGCTCAGCCCACGCCGTAATGATAACAACGTCCACGACCGCACATTTCGCGCCGGTAATTACCTTAAGCTCGGCTGGCCATCAGTCAATATCATGTCGTCGTCTGACTATAAAAGTGTGGCGCTGACGGACTATGACCGCTTCCCGGAAGATATCGACGGGGAGGGTGATGCCTTTTCCCTGGGATCGAAGCGTACCACCACCTTTATGTCCAGCGGGATGACGCTTGTGGAAAGCTCCCCAGGCCGGGACATCCGGGACACAAAATGGCGTCCCTCGTCTGCCCACGAAGCGCCCCCGACGACCGGGATTCTGTCGCTGTTTAACCGTGGTGACCGCCGTCGCCTTTACTGGCCGTGCCCGCATTGCGGGGAATATTTTCAGCCGGAAGTCGCCAACATGACGGGTTACCGTGAAACCCCTGACCCTGTTGTGGCAAGTGAGTCCGCTTTTATCCAGTGTCCTGCATGTAAAGGCAAAATTACGCCGGATATGAAGCGTGAATTGAACATTCGTTCTGTCTGGTTGCGGGACGGGGAGAAAATAGACCGTGACGGCAACAGATATGGCGAGCCGCGCCGCTCGCGTATTGCGTCATTCTGGATGGAGGGACCAGCCGCTGCTTACCAGACCTGGGCGCAGATGATTTACAAATTCCTGACTGCTGAGCAGGAGTATGACGCCACCCAGAGTGAGGAAACGCTAAAAACGGTTGTTAATACCGACTTTGGTCGGCCATATCTTCCCCGCGCTAACCTCGAACAGCGTAAGAGTGAACTGCTTGAGCAGCGCGCCGAAGAGGTATCAAAACGCACCGTACCTGACGGCGTTGAATTTCTTATGGCGACGGTTGATGTGCAGGGTGGTAAGTCCCGGCGATTTGTGGTGCAGGTTACCGGCTACGGTGAACAGGGCGAGCGGTGGGTGGTTGATCGCTACAACATCCGGCAGTCCTTACGGGCGAGTGAGCACGGCGAATGCTATCCCATTGATCCGGCCAGCTATCCGGAGGACTGGGATTTACTCCTGTCCGACGTGTTCGAAAAGTCCTGGCCGCTGGCGGGTGACCCGACAAAACGTATGCGCCTGATGGCAATGGCGGTCGATTCCGGTGGTGAGGATGGTGTCACCGACAACGCCTATAAGTTCTGGCGTAAATGCCGTCGTGAAGGGCTGGGCAAAAAGATTTATCTCTTTAAGGGCGACAGTGTTCGCCGCTCAAAACTCATCACCCGCTCATTTCCTGACAACACGGACAGGTCAACCCGGCGCGCAAAAGCTGCAGGTGATGTGCCGCTTTTTCTTCTCCAGACCGATGCACTGAAAGACCAGGTGAATAACGCCTTATGGCGCGAATCCCCAGGTCCGAACTACGTGCATTTCCCGAAATGGCTCGGTAGCTGGTTCTACGACGAGCTGACCTATGAGGAGCGTTCACCTGATGGAAAATGGAGTAAACCGGGTCGCGGTCCGAATGAAGCCTTTGACCTGCTCGTCTACGCCGATGCGCTGGCAATCCTTCATGGCTACGAAAAGATTAAATGGCCGAATGCGCCAGACTGGGCACGGCGGCAAACGTGGCTGGAGAACGCGCCGCCGGAAACTGGCGAAGCGCCACCCCCGGCTGTTGCACCGCCCGTTACCCGAAACACGAAAGCACGGGACAACACCGTGACAGAAACCAACGACCAGGATTCCAACCCCTGGGTCACAGCGACAGGAGGCTGGTTGTGAAACGAAGTGATATCGAGGCGATGGTACAGCGTTACGTTGAAGCTGAGATGGCTGTCCTTGACGGGAAGTCCATTACTTTCAATGGGCAGCAGATGTCCTATGAAAATCTGTCCGAAATCAGGAAAGGGCGGCAGGAGTGGGAGCGGCGGCTTGCCGACAGTGACAGGCAAAGCCTGGGGCGACCCGGCTATAAACTGGCGAGGTTTGGGTGATGTCTCTACTGGATGATGCTATTGGTCTGATTTCGCCGGGCTGGAAGGCTGCGCGGCTTCGCTCGCGAGCGGTGATTCAGGCCTTTGAAGCCGTAAAGCCAACCCGCACACACAAGGCCCGTCGCGAAAATCGCTCAGCCAATCAGCTTAGCCAGAATGGCGCAGTGTCTTTACGCGAACAGGCGCGCTGGCTGGATAACAATAACGATCTGGTTATTGGCATTCTCGACAAGCTGGAAGAGCGTGTGATTGGTTCTGAGGGCATCATTGTTGATCCGCATCCGGTGCTTAAGAACGGCAATATTGCGAAAAAGTTTGCCAGCCAGATTCGCTCTGCATGGGCTGAATGGTCTGTTTCGCCTGATGTCACCGGGGAATTTACCCGCCCCATGCTGGAGCGTCTTTTATTACGCAGTTGGTTACGAGACGGGGAGGTGTTTACCCAGCTTGTCAGCGGCAATGCCATGGGGCTGTCACCCGTAGCCGGGATCAGTTTCTGGCTGGAAGCTCTGGAGGCTGATTACGTACCAATGCAGAGCGACGAATCACAGGGGCTCATTCAGGGTATTTATAAAGATAACTGGGGCAGGCCAAAAAAATACCAGGTGTACAAGACAAGCCCGGTATCAGGCCGGCAACTGGAGACCAAAGATGTGGCAGCGGAAAACATGCTGCACCTTAAATTCACCCGCCGCCTGCATCAGGCCCGTGGGACATCGCTTTTTTCCGGCGTGCTGATGCGTCTGAGCGCTCTGAAAGAGTATGAGGATTCCGAGCTGGTGGCCGCACGTATTGCAGCAGCGCTGGGAATGTACATCAAAAAAGGTGACGGCCAGAGTTATGAAGATGCGCCGACGGCAAAGGACGGGGATCGCGACCTGCTGATTCAGCCTGGCATGTTGTACGACGACCTTCGTCCCGGTGAGGAAATCGGGATGATCAAATCGGACCGCCCGAACACCAACCTTGAATCGTTCCGTAACGGTCAGCTACGTGCCGTTTCTGCCGGGACCCGCATCAGCTATTCCAGCGCATCCCGTAACTACGACGGCACCTACAGCGCCCAGCGGCAGGAACTGGTGGAGTCCACCGACGGGTATTTCGTCCTTCAGGACTGGTTTATCGGTTCGGTGACCCGCCACATTTACCGCGCCTGGCTGAATCTGGCGATCCTCTCCGGGAAAATCACGGTGCCGCGCGGGCTCAATATGGACACACTCTATTCCGCTGTCTATTCGGGGCCGGTGATGCCCTGGATTGACCCCGCAAAAGAAGCTAACGCCTGGAAAATACTTATCCGTGGTGGCGCGGCAACGGAATCTGACTGGGTCCGTGCGCGTGGTAGCAATCCTGACGATGTGAAACGCCGCCGAAAAGCGGAGATCGATGAAAATCGCGAACTGGGACTGGTGTACGACACCGACCCCGCCAATGACAAAGGAGGCACCAGTGCCGAAGCAGCAACGAAACCGGGTGAGCCGCCGCCCGAAAGCCAGCGTAAAAAGTAATTCATGGTTCCGCATGAAGTCGCTCGCAGCGGATGAAGCGGAAATTTATATTTATGACGAAATCGGCTTCTGGGGGGTGACGGCACGACAGTTTGTCAGTGACCTGCAGGCGCTGGGCGATGTCAGCCACATTAACCTGCATATCAACTCTCCCGGTGGCGATGTCTTTGAAGGTATCGCCATTTTTAATGCACTCAAATTCCATGGCGCGGCAATCACGGTGCATATCGATGGCATCGCCGCCTCTATGGCGTCGGTTATCGCCATGGTCGGCAACCCGGTCATCATGCCGGAAAATACGATGATGATGATCCACAAGCCGTGGGGATTTGCAGGCGGTGACGCGAACGATATGCGGGATTACGCCGATCTTCTGGACAAAATGGAATCTGTTCTGATCCCCGCGTACGCAGAAAAAACAGGGAAATCGGCAGAAGAAATCGCGGCCATGCTGGAAGACGAAACCTGGATGAACGGCAGTGAATGTGTTTCCCAGGGATTTGCAGACCAGACCACACCATCACTGCAGGCGATGGCCTGCATTCAGTCAAAACGAATTGAGGAATTTGAAAAGATGCCTAAAGCCATCCGTAACATGATCACGCCGCCGCGTAACGCCAACCCGCGAGAGCCCGCTAACCCGACAAACCCGCAGCAGCAACCAGCAGCTCCTGTTCTGGATGAAAATGCCATCGTCGCGCGGGTTGTGGCTGAACAGAAAGCCCGTGTAAGCGGCATTCAGGATGTGTTTGCCATGTTCGGTGGTAAACACCAGGAACTGCAGGCCGCCTGCATCAGCGATGTCGAATGCACCGTCGCCTTGGCGAAAGATAAACTGCTGGCCGAACTGGGCAAAGACACGACTCCGTCGAATAAAAATAACCCGCCCCACATTTATGCGGGTAACGGAAACATCGTCGGTGATGGCATCCGTAAATCCCTGATGGCCCGCGCGGGTTATGAAGCCCAGGAAAAAGATAACTTTTATAACGGCATGACGCTGCGCGAACTGGCCCGTATGGCGCTGACTGAGCGCGGTATTGGTGTTTCAGGTCTTAACCCGGTACAGATGGTGGGGCTGGCGCTGACGCACAGCACGTCTGACTTCGGTAACATCCTGCTGGACGTGTCCAACAAGGCGCTTCTGCAGGGCTGGGAAGAAGCGCAGGAAAGCTTCGAATTGTGGACCAAAAAAGGGAGCCTGAGCGACTTTAAAACCGCTCATCGCGTGGGCATGGGGGGCTTCCCGTCATTGCGCCAGGTGCGTGAGGGGGCCGAGTATAAGTACGTCACCACCGGGGATAAAGCTCAAACCATCGCGCTGGCAACCTATGGTGAGATCTTCTCTGTCACCCGTCAGGCCATTATCAACGATGATCTCAATCAACTGACTGATGTCCCCATGAAAATGGGGCGCGCGGCTAAAGGGACTATCGGCGATCTGGTTTATGCCGTGCTGACAGGTAACGCAAAACTGTCTGACGGTAAGGCGCTTTTCCATAGCGACCATGCGAACCTCAGTTCAGGTGCTATCTCGGTATCCAGCCTGGACGACAGCCGTAAACTGATGCGCCTGCAAAAAGAGGGCGACCGCTCTCTCAATATCCGTCCTGCCTTTATGCTGGTACCCGTGGCGCTGGAAACGCTGGCAAACCAGACCATCAAATCCGCCAGCGTTAAAGGGGCTGATGCCAACTCCGGAATTATGAACCCCATCCAGAATTTCGCCGAAGTCATTGCCGAGGCGCGGCTGGATGATGCCGATCCAAAAGCCTGGTACCTGGCTGCAGCGAAAGGAAGCGACACTATTGAGGTGGCCTATCTCAATGGTGTGGATACCCCTTACATCGATCAGCAGGATGGCTTTACCACTGACGGTATTGCCACGAAAGTGCGTATCGATGCAGGCGTAGCCCCGCTGGACTATCGCGGTCTGACGAAATCCTCCGGCCAGTAATTACCGACCAGACAATCACGCCCGAAAGGGCTTTTTTTATGCCTGTAAAACGGCTCCCCGGAGCCGTGGAGATCCTCTATGAAAAATTATGTTCAGGACGGTAACACCCTGGCGTTAACCAACGCAGGAAGCTCTGTTATTACCAGCGGCACGCCCGTCGCGGTCGGTGATTTACTCGTCATTGCGCTGACCGATATTCAGCCAGGCAGCACCGGAGACGGTCTTGCAACGGGTGTTGTTGCGTTACCAAAGCTGTCCACTGACGACATTGCCCAGGGCAAGACCGTGTATTTCAAGGACGGGAAAATCCAGCTTGCCAGTACCAGCGCCACCCCGGCAGGGAAAGCCTGGGAAGCAGCCGGAGCCAGCAGCACATCAGTGCTGGTCCGCCTCAATGGCTAATCCCTTCGAACAAATGGCGGCGCGCATGGATGCCGCCACTGTCCGGTGTATGGGTGAACCGGTCACTATCAATGGCAACGACTTTATCGCGGTAGAAAGTCATTTTGTGCCTGAAATGGGGCCGGTAACCGGTGATGGTATCTCGCTGGTGGTGTTCAGTGAAAACTACCAGCCGCGCCGTAATGACGCGCTGATCTGGAAAGGCACGGAGTACAAAGTTACGCGCAGCCAGTTTTTTAACGGTAAGCCACAAATATGGATTGAATAGGAGGTTGTCATGTCCGCTATTAACGGGCTTGAGCAGGCAATTGCAAACCTCAACAGCATCAGTAAAACGGCGGTCCCCCGTGCTTCTGCTCAGGCTGTTAACCGGGTCGCTGGGCGCGCCGTCAGCCGAAGCGTCCGCACTGTCGCAACGGACACGAAGGTGCCACGTAAGCTGGTAAAACAGCGGGCGAGGCTGAAAAAAGCCACTGTCAGCAAACCCAGGGCAACAATCCGGGTCAACAGGGGAAATCTGCCTGCGATTAAGCTGGGTGTGGCCAGCGTGAGACTATCACGGCGAAAACGCGACAAACAGGGCGCTAACAGTGTCCTGCGGATTGGCCCGTTTTCTTTCCCTGGTGGTTTTATCCAGCAACTGAAAAACGGTCGCTGGCATGTCCTGCGGCGAACAACGAAAAGCCGCTATCCCGTGGAGGTTGTGAGTATTCCTCTGGCGGCCCCGTTAACCGAGGCGTTTAAAGCGGAGACAAACAAGCTGATGCAGTCCGATATGCCTAAAGAGTTGTCTGCTGCGCTTAAAAACCAACTGCGACTGGTATTAATCCGATGAAACACCCTCAAATCCGCGCTGCCGTTCTGAATGCGCTTAAAGACAACATCACTGATTCTGTTACCTGGTTTGATGGCCGTCCGGCATTTCTTGAGGTTCAGGATTTGCCTGCCGTCGCCGTCTACCTGACCGATGCGCAATTTACTGGCGCAATGGTGGATGAGGACCAGTGGTCAGCAACGCTGCATATCGAAGTCTTTCTTAAAGCCGATCTGCCTGATGCGGCGCTGGATGAATGGATGGAATCACGGATTTATCCCGTCCTTTCAGACATTCCAGGTCTGTCCGATCTCATCGAACTGATGACCCCTCTCGGCTATGACTATCAGCGCGATGAAGACATGTCGACCTGGGGAGCGGCAGATATGCAGTATTCAATCACCTATATTATGTGAGGCAACTATGGCAACACCTAATCCGCTGGCACCTGTTAAAGGTGCCGGGACAACACTCTGGCTGTATTCCGGTTCAGGCACAGCGAATCCGCTAGTCGATACCGACTGGACGCGCCTGGCTCAGATCAAGGAACTGACCCCCGGCGAACTGACGGCGGAGAGCTTTGATGATACCTATATCGATGACCCTGATTCTGACTGGACGGCCACCGGACAGGGGCAGAAATCTGCGGGCGACACGTCATTCACCCTGGCCTGGAAACCCGGCGAGCAGGGGCAAATCGCGCTGGCACAGTGGTTTGAAGACGGATCAAAACGTACGTATCGCATCAAATACCCTAACGGTACGGTGGATGTGTTTTACGGGTGGGTCAGCAGCCTGGGTAAGGCGGTGACGAACAAGGAATACATTACCCGCACGGTCAAGGTCACTAACAGTGGTAAACCCTCACTGGCCGAAGATACCACCACCCCGGTCATTGCTGTTTCGGGCGCGTCTTTTGATAAATCGACAGCGGCTGTGGCTGTAGGAGCAACCACGACCCTGAACCTGTCCGTTCTGCCTGCCAGTGCGACCGATAAATCATTCCGCCTGGCGTCATCCGACCCGTCAAAAGCGACAGTCAGCGTGGCCGGCAGTGTTGTCACCGTCACGGGTGTTGCAGCCGGAATTGCCGAAATTCTCGCGATTACGAACGACGGCTCGTTCGCGGCTGTCAGCAAAATCACCGTATCCTGATCGGAGTCATGCATGTTTCTGAAAACTCAGCCGCTGGAATACAACGGCGAAACCGTCACGCTTTATGAACTCTCAGCACTGCAGCGTATTGAGTTCATCGGCTATATCGCCGACGTGAATAAAGATGTTCCTGCGGACGACACAGAAGTCAGCCAGGAAGCGCTCAACGGTATCGTGACAACCATCAATGTGAAGATTGGCGCGCGGATCGTTGCTATGTCTCTGTGGCAGAAGGAAGGGCAAAAAGGGCCCTCCGTTGATCAACTGCAGGAGGAGGTACTTTCCGGCTGGCCGTTGCCTGCCATTGGTCAGGCGGATTTTATCGTGCGGGAGCTCTCAGGAATGTTGCCCGTTGCACCTGACGCAGAACCGAATACCGACACGGAACCCCACTCCCCGGAAAAGCTTACGCCGCAGCCCTGAACTTCGCCCTTAAACTTGCCCGTGAGTTCCGCAGACCTGACTGGCGTGTGATGCTGGCGCAGATGTCCTGCACCGAACTGAGTGAATGGGAGCAATTTTACACCGTTGAATATTTCCAGACGGACCTGATTGATACCCATTTCTCACGACTGAGCCTCCACATCACTGATGTGGTCTGCAAAGACCACGGGCTTACCACCGCAGATTTCAGCCTGCTCAATCCCCAGATACGTCCGGCAGCGGACACCGAAACGTCCGACGAGGCCATGATGCTGGCCGCCGAAGGCATTACAGGAGGAACACGTTATGTCCCAGGCGGTGGGTGATCTCATTGTCAATCTGGATTTAAACGACGCGAAATTTACCGAGCGGTATAACTACGTCAAACGGGGGCTGGAAGGGATCGGGTCTGCGGCAAACGATGCGGCACTGGAAGTGCAAAGCGCTTTTACCCGGCAGGAGCTGTATGCGAGAAAAGCCGGCATTTCGATTGGTCAGTACAATGCCGCCATGCGCAGCCTGCCCGCGCAGTTTACTGATATTGCGACGCAGCTTGCTGGCGGCCAGTCTCCGTTTCTGATTCTGCTCCAGCAGGGCGGGCAGATCAAAGACCAGTTCGGTGGCGTAAAAGGTGCGCTGCTGGGCGTTGCTGATTATGCAAAAACGCTGGCCGGGTTTATCACCCCGACCACCCTCGGGATTACTGCGCTGGTATCCGGCGTGGGGCTTCTCGCCTATAACTGGAATCAGGGGCGTTTACAGGCCAGTGCGTATAACCAGGCTATCGCGTCCACCGGGAATATCAGCGGGCAGACAGCCGACAGCCTGGCGCGCATCACCGCCCAGATAGTAAAAAACGCTGATGCGGGTAAATCAGCAGTTGCGGCAGCGGTTGCGCAGGCCACCGGGCTGGGCCTGACAGTTGATCAGATCCGACAGGTGAGCGAGACGGCTATCCTGCTGTCAAAAAATACGGGAGCCAGCGTTAAAGACCTGGTGGCCGAGCTGGGGAAAATCCCCCAGGACCCACTGAAAGCATTTGTCGATATCAACCAGCAATACAACTTCGCTAATCTCGCTCTTTATGAGCAGGTTAAACATATGGTTGACCTGGGTGATAAAGCTGGTGCCACAAAACTGATCATCGACTCACTTGGTGACAGTCAGAAAAATTTCAAAGACGCCTCTAAGTCAGACCTGGACGATCTCTCGAATTACTGGCAGGGTCTCATTGAAAAGGTAAAAAATTACAAGTTCTGGAGTGACCGGGTCGCTGATAATGCCACTACGGCTCAACTTCCTGAGTTTCGCCCAGGTACAGGTTCGGTAGTGGTTGATGGTATCAACGACACTATGGCCCAGGGGAATAAAGAACGCCAGCAAGCTTTAGATAACCAGATTGAGAAAGAAAACCATCTTGCTGCGATTAAAGAACAGCAACGTAATGCCACTGCTGAATTAAACCGGCAACAGGTCTCGGCAAATATTGAAGCTGATAAATTTCTGGAATCAGCCAGGACAAACGCTCAGATCCGTAACGACCTGCAGACGAAATATCAGCGACAACTCGAACAGGGGCTTATCACACAGGACAAATTCAATAAGCTAACCGCCGCGATCAATGAAAAATATAAGGATCCCAAAACCCCAAAAACAACGGTTCCGGCAGGTGACAAAGCAAGCGACCGGGAAGCGGCTGAACTTATCGCCCTGCAGGCACAGCTTAAAGTGCTGCAGCAGCACACCGGATTAAATGACGTCATCAGTCAGCAGCGTAAAGACCTTTGGAAAACCGAGGCTCAGTTCTCTGTGCTGGAAGAGGCGGCAGGCCAGCGCAAGCTGTCAAAAGAGGAAGAATCGCTGCTGGCAAACAAAGCGCGCATTCTTGCCCTTGCACAGCAAAAAGCCCTTTTAGGCGACCAGATCACTGCGCAGGAACAGCTTAACAAGCGGATGGACACCGCGACGAAATACACCAATCAGATGTCGGCGAAGCAGTCGGCCTTGACCGATTCTGCGACATTAAGCGACCGCGCCGCCGGGCGAAAACTGGCATATGCGCAGCTTGAGAGCGGCTGGAAAAATGCGGGTGGTAACACCACTGATGTTGATTATCAGCGGGAACTGACGGCGTTGAATCAGTATTACGCTGCTGAGGACAGTCTTCGCGGTGACTGGCTCAGCGGGGCTAAAAAGGGGTTCGCCGAGTATCTGGATTCAGCAACAAACGTCTATTCTGCCATGCAGAATGCCGCATCCAGTGCACTTGGCGGCATGAGCGACATGCTGACTGAACTGGTGACCACCGGGAAGACTTCCTTCAAAAGCTTCACCGTTTCCATCCTCAAATCGATAGTTCAAATCACCAATCAGTTGCTGGTGGCCTGGGCCGTTCAGAAAGCCATGGGGTGGGTTGCCGGTTCTTTCGATGGCCCGCAGGGCGGTGGAATAGGTAGTCCCAGCTTTGTTGGCCCGGTACAGGCCTGGAAGGGCGGCTATATCCCTGAATACGACGGCGGCGGTTATACCGGACCCGGCGGTAAATTCGAACCAAAAGGGATTGTTCATGGCGGCGAATTTGTCTTCACCAAAGAATCTACAGCGCGCCTCGGCGTGGGAAACCTTTATCGCCTGATGCGAGGGTATGCCTCTGGCGGGTTCGTCGGGAATGCCACATCGGGCAGTCTGCAGACTGGCGTCAGCGTCTATGCGCCCGTATCTGTCACGACGCCACAATCCACTCAGGGTCAACAGGGTTCGGCAAATGCTGATGCTCTTGGCCGGGTTTACCAGCAGGTTGTCGACAAATCTATTCGGGAAGGCATTGAAAGAGAATCCCGACCGGGTGGAATGATTTGGGCTCTGACCAAAACGAGGTAAATATGGCTGTAGATGCGTTTGCCTGGAAAATTCAGGCATCGGGACAGCCTGCTGTCACCGTCAAAGATAATATCCGTAAGGTTCAGTTTGGTGACGGTTATACGCAGGTAAGTGGAAATGGACTTAATTCGGAGACCCTGAATTACGCATTTTCCTATACAGGGAATAAAGATACTGCACTTGAAATTTATGCGTTTCTCCGGAGCCATAAAACAAAGTCATTTTCTTTTCAGCCCCCCTATGGGGAACTCGCGTTATGGCGTGTTCAGGCTGACAGCCTGCAACTCATCGTTAAAAGTAAAAAACTAATTACCATCACTGCAACCTTTGAACAGGCGTTTGCACCATGAGTCTGAATAATGATTATCAAAAACTGGAGCCGGGAAATGAAATCCGGCTTTTTGAAGTTGATGGTACCTCTTTTGGCGTGGGGGCAGTGCTACGATTCCATAGTCACAATATTGCGCACACCCCGGCAGAAATAACTGCAGCAGGTGGTGATGAATCAACGCTTCCGGCTAAATCCATCTGGTGGCAGGGTAACGAATATAAAGCCTGGCCTTGTCAGATTAACGGACTGGAAAAATCGACTACCGGCAGTGGCGCCACGCCAAAACTGACCGTGGCGAACCTTGACGGCTCCATCACTGCGTTGTGCCTTGCATATGACGACCTGTTGAAAGCGACGGTAACGATACACGACACGCTGGCGCAGTATCTGGATGCGCGCAATTTCCCTTCCGGCAATGCCACTGCAGATCCCACTCAGGAAAAGTTGCAGGTCTGGTATATCGACGGGAAAAATACAGAAACGTCAGAGGCTATCGAGTTTCGGCTAACCAGTCCGATGGATCTACAGGGCTTAATGATCCCGACCCGTCAGCTTCATTCTCTCTGTTCCTGGTGTATTCGTGGTAAGTACCGAAGCGGTGATGGCTGTGACTATGCAGGCACGAACTACTTCGACAAAAACAACAACCCGGTGGCAGATCCTTCACTGGACCAGTGCAACGGCACCCTGACCGCCTGCAAACTTCGGTTCGGGGAAAATAACGAACTTTCTTTTGGCGGATTCCCCGGCACGTCACTCATCAGGAGCTGATATGCGTCAGAAAACCATAGACGCCATCATGGCGCATGCCGCCACTGAATATCCCCGTGAATGTTGTGGTGTCGTGGCACAGAAAAGCCGCATTGAGCGGTATTTCCCATGTCGTAATCTTGCCATAGTGCCGGAGGACAATTTTGTCCTTTGCCCGGAAGACTACGCCGCCGCCGAAGACTGGGGAACGGTAACGGCTATTGTGCATAGCCATCCCGACGCGACAACACAGCCCAGCGAACTGGATAAGGCGCAATGCGATTTGATGGCGGTGCCCTGGCACATCGTCAGTTGGCCCGAAGGCGACTTGCGCACAATCAATCCGCGCGGCGAATTGCCGTTGCTTGAGCGGCCTTTTGTGCTGGGGGTTTACGACTGCTGGGGGCTGGTAATGTCCTATTATCGGCAAACGTACGGCATTGAGCTGCCGGATTACCGTGTTGATTATCCCTGGTGGGAGGACCAGTACCCCGACAATTTGTATCAGGATAACTGGTATAAATGCGGGTTCAGAGAAGCGACTGGCGCTCCTCAACCGGGTGATGTTGTGATCATGCAGGTGCAGGCCAACAAATGGAATCACGCTGGGGTACTACTGGAGGGTAACCTGTTGCTCCATCATCTTTATGGACGGCTCAGTAATCGCACCCCGTACGGTGGCTACTGGATGGAAAGAACAATGAAGATTTTACGCTATAAAGCTCTATGCTAACCTGACTCGCCTAGGCGCTGCGGGCGCAGACTTTCAAAAATTAGCTGTGCGAGGGACATAACGTGAAAGCATTTGGTGTGTTCATATTGATTGTAGGAGTTATTGTAGTTTTTCTATCCCTTTCAATGGATACCTCCGTAACTACAACCTATGGTCAGAGGGTAAATAACTTAGGATTGATGAGGGATCAACAGAACTATCTTATATTTGGATCTGTTTGTTTTCTTGGTGGGCTTTTAGCTGTAATTTTTGGTAAGTCGCAAACTTCATCACGTAATGAAATCAGTTGCCCTTTTTGTGCTGAAAAGATACTGGCGGCTGCTAAGGTATGCAAACATTGCGGCAGGGACATCATTGCTAATGCTATGCAACAAAATCCAGAAAGTAATGATGCATATAAATTTCTCTGGTATGAAAATAATGTACTGGCTTTAAATAAGCTTGATATTAAGAGGTTTGCTGATGAGTTGATTGATAAAATGCCTGGGCAATCCGCTGATAATATCCTTAAGGCTAATTTTAATGAGATTCAAAACATTAAATCAAATATGCCTGGTAACTATGCTGATGAATTTTTTGAAATACTTTATTTCTTCTTGGCTAGGAAAAATGCATAGTTAATTAATTTGATTGTTTTCTCTTTTATCGCCCACTTCTGTGGGCTTTTTATATTGGAGGAATAAATGTATGAAACTATGATTCAAATCGAACTTTGCGGAATTCTTGGTAAAACTTTTGGTAAAGTACATCACCGATTAATAAGCACCACTCACGAAGCTACGCGGGCCTTAGCTGCGACAATTCCCGGTTTTGAAAAATTCATGATATCCAGTCTGACCTGCCCCCACGATTAGATACAACACTCAGTTAGTAACGTCGGAATCTTCATTCTCAGAATGACCCTTTCTCCAGCCCGCTGCAAATTCAGACGGTGTCTGATAATTCAGCGTGGAGTGCGGGCGGCATTCGTTATAATCCTGCCGCCAGTCATTAATAATTTTCCTGGCATGAACGATATCGCTGAACCAGTGCTCATTCAAACATTCATCGCGAAATCGTCCGTTAAAGCTCTCAATAAATCCGTTCTGCGTTGGCTTGCCCGGCTGGATTAAGCGCAACTCAACACCATGCTCAAAGGCCCATTGATCCAGTGCACGGCAAGTGAACTCCGGCCCCTGGTCAGTTCTTATCGTCGCCGGATAGCCTCGAAACAGTGCAATGCTGTCCAGAATACGCGTGACCTGAACGCCTGAAATCCCAAAGGCAACAGTGACCGTCAGGCATTCCTTTGTGAAATCATCGACGCAGGTAAGACACTTGATCCTGCGACCGGTGGAAAGTGCGTCCATGACGAAATCCATCGACCAGGTCAGATTGGGCGCCGCCGGACGGAGCAGCGGCAGACGTTCTGTTGCCAGCCCTTTACGACGTCTTCTGCGTTTTACGCCCAGGCCACTGAGGTGATAAAGCCGGTACACGCGCTTATGATTAACATGAAGCCCTTCACGGCGCAGCAACTGCCAAATACGACGGTAGCCAAAACGCCTGCGCTCCAGTGCCAGCTCAGTGATGCGCCCTGATAAATGCGCATCAGCAGCCGGACGGTGAGCCTCATAGCGGCAGGTCGACAGGGATAAACCTGTAAGCCTGCAGGCACGACGTTGCGACAGACCGGTCGCATCACACATCAACATCACGGCTTCCCGCTTCTGGTCTGTCGTCAGTACTTTCGCCCAAGAGCCACCTGAAGCGCCTCTTTATCCAGCATGGCTTCGGCAAGCAGCTTCTTGAGTCTGGCGTTCTCTTCCTCAAGCGACTTCAGGCGCTTAACTTCAGGCACCTCCATACCGCCATACTTCTTACGCCAGGTGTAAAACGTGGCATCGGAAATGGCATGCTTGCGGCAGAGTTCACGGGCGGGTACCCCAGCTTCGGCTTCGCGGAGAATACTGATGATCTGTTCGTCGGAAAAACGCTTCTTCATGGGGATGTCCTCATGTGGCTTATGAAGACATTACTAACATCGGGGTGTACTAATCAACGGGGAGCAGGTCAAGTCAGCGGCGCGGGCTTACCTACGCTGTGTTCAAAGGCAAAAAAAATATCGGAATAGATGATCTGGGATTCCCGGTTACCGGAGAAGTTATCCGCATTGTACCGATTGTCATGGGCAGTAAGCGCGGAGGTATTCTTCAAACAGTTCTCGGCGCTGTGTTAGTTGCAGTTGGGGCGGTTATGACGTACATGTCCGGGGGAACGGCATCCCCACTCGCCGCAGGACTTATGACCAGTGGTATTGGAATGATGGCTGGTGGAGTCATTCAGATGTTATCCCCGCAACCGGCTGGCCTTGCAAGCAAACAGGACGCCGATAATAAGCCGTCTTATGCATTTGGGAGCGTAACGAATACAGCCGCTCAGGGGTATCCTGTGCCGCTTCTTTATGGAAAACGGCGTATCGGTGGGGCTATTATTTCCGCAGGAATTTACGTTGAAGACCAGCAATAAAAATACCTCAATTTAATGACCGCCTCCGGGCGGTTTTTTTATGGGCACAATATGGCAAATAAGAAAATTCAGGGTCGCAAGGGCGGTAGCTCCAGTTCCCGCACGCCAACTGAACAACCCGATGACCTCCAGTCGGTTGCAAAGGCAAAAATCCTTCTGGCGCTTGGCGAAGGTGAATTTTCCGGCGGCCTCACCGGGCAGTCTATTTTTCTGGATGGTACGCCGTTACTTAATGCTGACGGTTCGTCAAATTTCAGCGGTGTAACCTGGGAGTTTCGTGCGGGCACACAGGCGCAGCCATACATTCAGGGGATGCCCGGCAGTGAAAACGAAATTAGCGCGGGCGGCATTACCATTTCCAGCGCAACAGCCTGGACCCGTACATTTACGAATCCCCAGCTTTCTGCAGTTCGCCTGCGCCTTAAATGGCCGTCGATTTTTAAACAGGAAGATGACGGTGATCTGGTCGGTTACAGCATTAACTACGCCATTGATCTGCAGACAAACGGCGGTGCGTTCCAGACGGTAATCAATACCTCAGTCAGCGGTAAAACGACCAGCGGTTACGAGCGTAGCCACCGCATCAATCTGCCAGCCGGTGCCACAACGTGGACGGTTCGCCTGCGCAAAATTACGGCAGATGCAAACAGCGCGAAAATCGGCGACACGATGACGCTCCAGAGTTACACGGAGGTTATCGATGCCAAGCTTCGCTATCCCAACACAGCACTGCTCTATATCGAGTTCGACTCCAGCCAGTTTAATGGCTCAGTACCGCAGATATCCTGCGAGCCGCGCGGGCGCGTTATCCGCGTCCCTGATACCTACGACCCTGAAACACGCACCTACAGCGGTACATGGTCAGGGGCGTTTAAGTGGGCGTGGACGGATAATCCGGCATGGATTTTTTATGATCTGGTGGTGAGTGACAGATTTGGCCTGGGTGACAGGCTGACGGCAGCTAACATCGATAAATGGATGCTGTATCAGGTTGCGCAGTACTGCGATCAGCTTGTCCCTGACGGGAAAGGCGGTGATGGTCTGGAGCCCCGCTACACCTGCAATGTTTATGTGCAGGACCGTAACGACGCATATACTGTCATGAGGGATTTTGCGGCTATTTTCCGGGGTATGACGTACTGGGGCGGTAATCAGATTGTTGCTCTGGCTGATATGCCGCGTGATGTCGATTACAGCTACACGAACGCAAATACCCTTGACGGTAAATTCACATACAGCAGCAGCACTTCAAAAACCCGGTATACCACTGCGCTGGTTTCATACTCCGACCCGGCGAACGGCTACGCCGACGCAATGGAACCTGTCTTCGAGCAGGATCTGGTGCGTCGCTTTGGCTTTAACCAGCTTGAACTGACAGCTATTGGCTGCACCCGGCAATCCGAGGCAAACCGTAAGGGGCGCTGGGGCATTCTGACCAATAACAAAGACCGTGTGGTGACCTTCTCTGTCGGGCTCGACGGGAATATTCCGCAACCGGGATACATCATTGCAGTCAGTGACAGGGACCTGGCCGGAAAAGTAACGGGTGGCCGCATCAGCGCGGTAAGTGGTCGGGTACTGACGCTTGACCGTGTGCCGGATGCCGTGGCGGGTGATCGCATCATGGTGAACCTCCCGACAGGTGCATCACAGAGCCGAACCATTCAGGCAGTCAGCGGAAATAAAGTCACCGTTTCGACGGTGTTCTCTACAACGCCGGAGGCGCAGGCGGTATGGGTGGTTGAGTCAGATTCGCTTTATGCCCAGCAGTACCGCGTCGTCAGCGTTACGGAAAATGACGACGGCACATTCACCATCGTGGGTGCCGCACACGACCCGGATAAATATGCCCGTATCGATACAGGCGCGATTATCGATCAGCGCCCGGTAAGCGTCATCCCGCCGGGTAATCAGTCTGCACCTTCGAATATCGTCATTTCCAGCTATGCCGTTGTGAATCAGGGGATCAGCCTGGAGACAATGCGCGTCAGTTGGGACCAGGCATCAAACGCTATTTCGTACGAGGCCCAGTGGCGGCGTAACGATGGCGACTGGGTGAACGTACCCCGCAGCTCTACCGCGTCGTTTGAGGTGCCGGCCATTTACACCGGACGTTATCTTGCGCGGGTGCGGGCTATTAACGCGGCTGAAATTTCCTCCGGCTGGGGATATTCAACCGAGACAACACTGACCGGGAAAACGGGAAACCCGCCGAAACCTGTCGGTTTCACGGCATCGGACAATGTGGTTTTCGGCATTGAACTGAACTGGGGATTCCCTGCGAACACGGACGACACGCTGAAAACGGAAATTCAGTACAGCGCCACGGGGACGACTGATGATGCGGTTTTGCTGGCGGATGTGCCGTATCCGCTGCGCAAATATCAGCAGATGGGCCTCAAGGCGGGGCAGATTTTCTGGTACCGCGCGCAACTGGTGGACAGGACCGGGAACGAGTCGGGTTACACCGACTGGGTGAAGGGACAGGCCAGTGTTGATGTGTCTGACATCACTGATGCCGTGCTTGAGCAGATCAAGGACACCGAACTGTTCAAGGATCTGATTGAAAATGCTGTGGAGAGCAGTGCAAAGGTTGCTGAACTGGCAGAGGTTGTCAGTCAAAACGCCGACCAACTGGCGGCTACAGTGGGCGCGAACCGGCAGACGGCAGAAGCCATCATTGGTAACGCACTGGCCATCGCTGATGTGGTGGTGAGGCAGTCGGCGCAGAACGGCGCAAACAGTGCCTCATTCACTCAGTTGCGGGAGGTGATTGCCACTGAAACACAGGCCCGCGTTACGGACGTGACGCGCCTGGAGGCGAAAACCGACCAGAATGCTGCACAGGTAACGCAACTCACACAGGCGCTTTCTGACGAGACGCAGGCCCGCTCGACGGCGGTTGATACGCTGACGGCACAGACGCAGGACAATGCCGCTAACGTAACGCAGCTCACACAGGCGGTGTCCACGCTCGACAGTTCTACCGCATCCCGTTTCGACGATCTGTCAGGGAAAACGACTAACGCGGCTGGTGGAGTGCAAAACACGGCAGTAGCGTTGATTCAGGAAACACTGGCGCAGGTTAACACCCGGATGACGCTCAGTGCTCAGTATGGCGCAAACAGTGCCGGTATCCAGCGTGTTGATAACGTGATGGTGGACGCGAGTAAAGCTGTAGCTGAGTCGCTGAAAACCCTGGATGCCACGGCTGGCGGCAACGCCAATATCACTGATTTTGCGAAAACGATGTCTGATTTTACGCAGACCTCCGCAACGAAAATCAACTCACTGAGCGTCACGGTAAACGCCCAGTCTGCGGCCATCACCACTAACGCCCAGGCAGTTGCGGATATCAACGGCAACCTGAACGCGATGTACTCGATTAAAGTCGGTGTGGATGTGAACGGCGTGCAGTACGCGGCAGGGATGGGGCTGGGTGTTCAGAACACTCCTTCAGGCATGCAGTCACAGGTTATTTTCCTTGCTGACCGCTTCGCTGTTATGTCTCAGGCAGGGTCAGCCGTCACACTGCCGTTTGTTATTCAGAACGGCCAGACGTTTATTCGTGACACGTTTATCCAGGACGGGACCATCACCAATGCGAAAATCGGTGCGTATATTCAGTCAAATAACTACGTGGCTGGCTCAGTTGGCTGGCGAATTGGTAAAGATGGCTCATCTGAATTCAGCAATGTGACGGTTCGCGGGGCACTTTACGCCACATCGGGCGCTTTCAGCTTTAACGGTGTGAACAATGCCGTAGTGATTGACGGTACGGGTATGCTGATAAACCTGCCGGGTGGTGGCTCAATAAAACTGGGGACATGGTGATGCCGGGCGGATTACGCATTGATTTGAATGACGGCGGACCGGTAATGGAAATCACGGCGGGGCTGCGCGCCCCGTTTTTCTGTCGCACAACCGTCCAGGGGTATAACGGAAAGTCTGTGCCGGTCGACGGGTACGGTGCGGGGGATGTGGCTGTTTTTATCCCGACCGAAAGCGTCAGAATCTTTTTTTTCGATACCGGGCTTTTCCCCTTCACGCAGCGCCTGGCTTCTGTAGTGCAAAGCGGCGGGACACTGACGATGAATACTCAGGGGGACAGAGCGGGGGCACCTGATACCTATCAGTGGCCCGGCCAGGTATGGCGCATCACACCCGCCAGCCAGGCAGGAAACAGCGGCCTGCTGATTTCTGACTCGACTGATTTCACCGTCCTGACCACTAACGGGAATCTGGGCAGTTGCACCTGGTACGGCACGGTGACAATTAACGACTCCTGGACGCCCCCTGTTTCAGGGATAGTCTTTGCTTCATGGGACAGCCCGAGCGCGGTACTTGAGAATATCGGCGGAACGATATTCTGTTCGTCAGATTCGGGTAACTATGGTGATGCACCCGCATCGGTTACAGCCCGCATCGCGATATTTTCCAATAACGCACCTGTACCGGGGACGGGTCTGACGTTCCTCAACCCACAGGGGCAGTGCACGTTCTCTACGACCCGGAAGCCATTTGTAATCAGGTCATTTTTCACACCCTCTCTTTCATGGCAGTCAGTCGGTGGAATGGTACCGATAGGCAGGTATGGATGGGACGTCGGCAGAGCTGAAGACTCAACATCCTGGAATATCGGCAGGGGGCGCGGCCTGATGATGAGCGGGGGAAATGTCAAAGGTGGACGGGGACGCATTGTTACCAGAAATGATCGGGCGGGCTGGAATTTTGACAGCAGCGGGATGAGCGCAATCAGTCTGCCGGTAATTCCCGCCATGTATTAATCAAATTAATAAACCGCTTCGGCGGTTTTTTTATGCCTGGAGAAAATATGATTTACACAACTGGCTCTATTGCGGTCAACGGTAATACCCTGACGGGTACTGGCACGAACTTTACAGCAGCAGGCTCACTCATCCGCGTTGGGTGCACCCTGGTCACTCTGGCAAATCCGGTACAGGTATTCCAGATAACCGCAATCAACAGCGCAACCCAGCTCACCGTAACGCCAGCGGCAAACCCGGCAATTGCAGCCGGTACCGCTTACGCCATCCTGCTGAGCGATAGTCTGAGCGTTGACGGCCTCGCGCAAAACATCGCTGAGACGCTGACGCTTTATCAGCGGAATATGAGCGGCTTTGCGGACGTGATGAATGCGTCTGGTGACGTCACTATCACGATTAACGGTGTGGCCGTCACGGTTCCCGGCCAGAAGTCGCTGGCAAAAAAAGGGGCTAACTCAGATATCACTTCTCTGAACGGGCTGACAACACCGCTCAGCCAGGGGCAGGGCGGAACGGGATTAACAAATCCTTTTGGCACCGTCGCCGGGTCATTTTGCCAGGGTAATGATTCACGGCTGAATTCGCTGGATCGGAAAACTGGCGGAACCGTACTGAGCACAACACGACTAACAAATGAATCCGCTGGTAGTGTAAACCAGGAAACTCCACATATGGAGTGGGGCTATGGCGGGTCATTAACGCCGCATAAATCAGTGGCATATCACTATGTTTCTTCGACGTTCTCAGGGTTTTATTTGAACGTTATCGCGGGGCCGACGTCGTCATTTTTTGGGTTTAACTCTACAGGCTCGGCAACAGCGCCGGGGTCGTGGATTTCAAACTCTGATATCCGCGTGAAATACGACGTGGCAAGGATAGAGAATCCACTGGATAAAATGCAGGCCATTCGCGGTGTTTCGTGGAAACGGCTGGACGGTATCGCACCGGGTATCGGATTTATTGCTCAGGAGGTCCAGTCTGTATTCCCGGATAATGTGTTCGTGACTGGTGACAGAGAGCTGGACGACGGCACCGTAATTAAAGACGTTCTGAGTCCTGACACTGCTGGGGTTGCCGCAGCTCTGCATCATGAGGCCATTCTGGCTCTGATGGCGCAGATTGACGCACTGACCGCGCGCGTTGCTGAACTGGAATCCGGAAAAACTAACGAGCCGGTGGCAGAGTAATCAAACCCTTACTCTGTGCAAAAAATTGATAGTCACAAGCTGAGTTGATCTGTTGCTCAATAAAAACTACTGTATTCATATACAGTATTTTAAGGAGGTGACTATGCCCCGCAGAAACGATGTTTTTGTCGCGTTCCGTGAAGCCGTACAACTCAACCCAAAGGGTTATATGTGTCTGAGGACTGCGGATTTTATCAGTAAATTACGGGCCTACAACCACCATTTCACAGAGCAGGACGCTAACAGGTGGATCGAACTGAACCAGCCCAGCTTCGTCGATAAAACGCCAGATTTCAGTGAAAACCGCCTGTGGCTTCTGAGAAATATGGGGATTGTCCGCTAATGCAAACACTCGATGCGATTTGTGGCGTAAGCGCCACCACGGGGCTGCTGCCTACAGCAACCGGCTACGCAGTCGTTGAGGCCAACCCCGGAAAACTGGAGCAGGGATGCTTAGTGGTCATCTCTCTCTATGGCGCTACGCAGTTTGCGAAACTGATGGGGCAGGCGTTTATTACAGAAGACGGCGAAGCGATTGAAGGCGAAGCACTGGAGGATATTATTGTGCTTGGCCGGGTGACTAATTTCGTAAACCGGGCCGGGGAGGATGAGTGCCCGTTTATGTGA